GCAAGAGCTTCCATCAGCATATCCACTTCATCCATCTTGGACACAGCAGACAGCAGACCTTTAGCAGCCTCAACAGAGAAATGCGGAAGGGTTTCTTCAGCTTTCTTAGTCAGTGCAACGTCAGCTTTCTCAATCTCAGCAGCTTCCAGAGCTTTCAGGATAGGTGCAGGAATGTCAGCTTTGTTAATCTGTTCACCTTCGTACTCGACAAACTCTTCAGGAGCTTTCTTTTCGATGGCTTCAGCTTTAATCACGTAGCCTTCGTCGATCAGACCTTTGCGGAGACGTTCGTTCTCAGCTTTCAAGGTCTCAATCTCAGCCTTCAGTTCTTCAGCAGGGTCAACCTCATCGGCCTTCTCTACGTCATAACCAAGTGCCTTCATGGCTTCATCTTTGCCACAGCCTTTTTCTTCCATATAGGTTTTGACTTTGGCGTTCTGTTCGTCAGTCATCTTATCGATGTCCTCTTCTTGGGTATCGTCCCGTTTGAAAAGAGTAACCATCGCTTCTGCATTGGCTGGACGATCAACCAAAGACAGTTCCTCTAGTTGAAGTTCAAGCAACTCAGTCGCCATCATACTCTCCTTTTACCGCACGACCCCCAATACTGAAGGCGGCGAGTTCTCCGCTTTTAACCTTAGCCCAGACATCATCGTCATAGACCTTAAAAGCGACTAGCCAACCCTCACGGTCAGCCTCTAGCCCAACGGACTTATTGATCTCATTAGTGCAGGGCCATGAGTGAACCACCACACCAACTTGATCTCCGTCGTGCATCTGTTTACCTACACGCACGTGCTCCATGAAGTTGTTCACGGCCTTTACGAGCGTATCAGGTTTAATTACGTCACCCTGACGATCCACTACAGGTTCGCCCTTTTCGGTGATAACGGAAGCCCAACCATATACTAGGCGTTGCTCCTCGTCTGACTTAAGGATTTGACCCTCAATATCTTTTGTCATTTGTCCCACGGAGGTTCCTTTCTCCCACATGCGGCAAGACCAGTATCGGGCGCTAGTCTTATCTGTTGCTGTGTCGCAGGAGTGACGTGACCGAAAGTTGGCACGAGCTTTAGGATCGTCCCTTCGGATTTCCATATTAGGATCACCGAAGGTAACTTTCTTAGTCTTGTCACCATCCTTGACGTAAACCCCGAACTTCTTAGAACTACCCTTGGGCAGTCGGAAAGGTTTGTTCAGAGGTTTGTCAGCTTTGTTGATTTCATCCTCAGTAGGAAGAGTGTCTGGATCGTACATTAGCTATTCCTTAAGGTGCATCAGTTACAATGTCAGCAGCAGTCATGTTGTACATAACAAATGTTGCAGTTCCTACATTGTCTTGAATATTGGGGTATGTGTCACCATCTCCCATACGCCACCAATGGTCAGGAGGTGTGCCCAGCAGGTCTAAGTCGTGAGTAGAACCTGAATTGTAGATGTCTGATATGTTACCTGACTGGTCAGAACCCCAAACAGCTAGTTCGTCCACCTTACACCCACCTCTCATGTACTGGCCTGAAGTTGAACGTCCTACTCGTAAGTTGTCAGCGTCAATTCCTGATGAGTAACCGTAATTCGAGTTTGACCATGAGCCTGAAGAGGTAGATACGTCTACGCCGTCAATAAAGAGTGTGAACCGACTGTAGTAGTCCGAGACACTTCCCGAAGCTACTCCTGTGGTGCCCCCATCGTAAGAGAGAAGTATGTGGTGCCAAGAACCTGCAGAGAGAGAAAGGTTGGGGCTGTCATAACGGAGGTAGTTGAAATTACCACCATATTGAAATCTGAGGTTGTCGTTAGACCCGCGAAACTTTAGGTCTATGCCACCTCCTGCATCCCTATCATTGTCCCCGAAGTAAAAAATTGTTTGGTTGCTATTACCTGCGGTCGAGGGTTTAAACCAGAAGGCAAAGGACCATGCATCTCCAGAGCCACTACCGTTTCCACTCCGTCCTAATGTACTACTTAAAAGGGCTGCGTTAGCTCCTAAGTAATCTTGAGTGTCAAACTGGATAGACTTTGTGTTTGAGTAGGGAGGGGCTGCTACCACCAAGTTGATGATTTCAGTGTCCTCGCCAAAGTAGTTGATAGCCTTAGCAGTGAGGTTGTAGGTTCCCACAGATAGTGTAGAGCCTCCTATCAGCTTACGTATATTTCCATCCACAGTAACTACACCAGAAGGAATGTTTTCCCACTCATAACCTACACCATTAGTAGCTACAAGCTCGTAGTTAAGAGTGTCACCTTCTGTGAGGTTGACTGTAGTAGATGAAGTAATAACAGGGGCTAAACCTGACGAACCTCCTGAAGAAGTAAACTCTGCGTTTAAAGCATTGCAGACTTCCAACGCAGTTGAGCCGTAAGAAGTGCCGCTCTCATCTACAAAATCAGCAAAGGGTACACTTGAGAAAATCTGTATGCCCCTAGACAAATCCTCTACGTTAATCACAACGTCTGAAGGGGTGTCCATGGTCGCCTGTAGTGAGTTCAAAAACTGAACTCCGTTAGAGTTCTCAATAAAAACCGCGTTAGCGTCTTGGTCTTTGTAAACCGTAACAGTCATACTAGGCTTTCCTTATCTCTATCGCCATACCTGCGTTTACAACTGTACCCTCCCCAGAGAGCTTAACTTGAGGTTGGATAGGGCCAAGTCGTGTGTTGTCATCACCTACGTAGATATAGTCTGTAGTGAGAGACTGGCGGTAAGGTATGCCAGAGCCTTCGTCTAGCCTACCTACGCTCTTTTCCAGAGTATAAGCGCCTGCACCAGAACCCAACGTGTACCTAAATTTAAGGCTGGAGTTGTTGGAGCTTGGCGTTACCGTATAATCCATACGAATAAAGATAGCCGACCCAATAGGCAGTTCGTCAACTAGGATAGCCCCTGTACTGGTATCAAGCATGTTAGTTACGCCCGCAGGGAACCCTAGATTGGTGAAAGGCCCCAGACCATCATTAGGCAGGTCTGTCCAAGTGTCAGTCAAAAGGTTAACAGGCGTAGCTGGAGAACTTGTGTCGTTGTAGTCAGCAAAACCTCCGATGTCCTTAGCGCGAAGCGTAGGGATTACGAAGGTCTTGTTGTTGTTGCACTTGATGATTAACTGGTTGTCATCATCCATCTCAGCACTATAGATAGCGAAGTGTCCTAAAGGTAGACCTGCACCGTTCTGGATAACCTCAGTCTTATTCGTGACAGAGACCTTACCAGCAATAGTCATATCACCATCGTCATAGGTAACAACAAGCATATTCTCATTGTTTACCTTGATAGACTTGATACCACGGCCATCTTTACCGTCAGAACCAGCTTTACCTACTGGACCCTCTGGCCCTTCAATAGACTGCCCGTCAGCGCCATCTCTGCCGTCCTTACCGTCAACACCATCACGACCAGCCTTACCAACCGGACCTTGGATACCATCAACACCATCGCGTCCCGCTTTACCTACTGGACCTTGAGGGCCAACAATGCTTTCGCCTTTTTCACCAGTATCTCCTTTGTCTCCCTTCTCTCCTTTGTCGCCCTCACGTCCTGTGAAGTCTTTCTTAAGGAGTTCTTTGGCTACAACGGCTTTGATGATAGCTACATTGTTGGCAAACTCAGTCATCTTTCAGGTACTCCAAAGAGGCTTTAAGAACCTCCTCTTGCAGAGACGCAAGCTTAGAGACTTCTTCTTCATCTTCCTGATCTTCGTCGTCTTCTTCAGGCTCTTCCTCTTGTACGGGAGCCAGAGCAGCCTGACGAGCCACCTCAAGTGACGCATCATACTTCTCACGATCCAGTTCAGGAAGTTCAGCATTATGAAGGAGGGCATCAACAATCTCAGGTTGGTCGGCCAAGTTGATGTTGGCACCATTGAGATTGCGAAGGTATGCCCCAAGCTCTTTAAGGTCGTGGGGAGCAACGTCACCAGCAACCAGCTTAGGCATAAGGTCAGGGTTAAGGTTATTCAGTTCCCACAGAGGCTCAATAAGCTGCTTGTTAAGCGTATCTACCACCTGAGTGATGTAGCTCTCCAAGGCACGTAGGAACAGGTCTGTCTTGCTCTTAGATAGGGCGTAGGAACCATTAGAACCGCCACCAAGCATAAGGAACTCAGACAGTACGCTACGAGCAATGTCATGCTGGTAACGACGAATAATAGGGTCAATATCAATGTTGCGAGTGCCGCTAGAGGACATAAGCTCTACATCAACCAGACGCTCTCCTGTAGGCGCACCATCCTTATCTGGGTAGGTATCACTAGGGAGAATGATATAACCCTGATCGTTGAACTTGACATCCCGTAGGATAGACTGTAGTTCATTACGGAAGGCAACCTGACCTTCAGTAGCATCAGGTGAAAGGTACTCAGCAGGTACACGAGCAACTGGAATACCAGCCAACTCACGTTCAACACCTACAGCCTCAATAGACTGCATATTGTTAAGGTACTGGTAACTCGTATAGGCGTTCCGTAGGATAGACCTACCGGAAGGATCACCGTTAATAGTAGTTGTGCGATAATAAACAGATTTACGGCTAGGGATGTACTTCTTGCCCATACCAAAGCCTGTACTCTGGTAGATACCGAGGATGTCGCCAGTCTTTTGATCTACGTCGAACCTATCAATAGTCCAAGGAGAACGACAGGCCAGCTTACGGACACCCATACGTCCATCAGAGTGCTTAGACTTCTTCTTAGGGTTCTGACCCAAGCCTTCACGGCGTTTATATACTACTTCAAACCAAGAGAAACCGTAGGACAGGAAGCTAAGAGCCTCAGCAATGTGGTCATCAAGAGTATGTTCCATGTCTTCTAGGACACTCTCAACGAACTCTTTCTCTTTCTGAGCAGTCTCGCTATCATCAGCAGCTACTACGTTGATTTCCACGTCACGAAGCATCTGTTCAACGGCATACATAACAGCACCAATGGTACTATCGTTGTCACGCATCTCACGGTACTTCTTGACAGCAGCCTTACCTTTTAGCTCAGTAAGGAACTCATCTGCACGAAAGTTACCGTTGTGGACATTCTGGCCTGCCACACCTAGAATAGAAGTTGATTCTGTTTTTGACAGGCTCTTAGTCATTAGCTCAGTCCCCTAGAATTTGTTTGATTTGGATAGGTTCATTGATGCAGGGATAATAGCTAAATTCCAAGGCACGTGAAGGCCACAAACATTTTCACCCTGCAAAGGTACAATGTGGTCTACGTGGTGAGGTTTGCCTGTACGTTCAGATACGTTTGTGCAGGCTGTGTATATACGTTTGATCTGCTTTTGGTCTTTTTCAGACAGCCAAGAAGGTGTAGCTTGAAGTTTAGAGGCTCGGCGTTTGGCGTTTCTCTCGTTATAGTAAGATTTACCTTTAGTGGACCTACGATAACGCTCATTTTTACATTTAACAACCTCAGGGTTTTCTTCTGCCCACCTCTTGTTGACAGCCTTCTCTCGCTCTTGTTTCTCCTTGTAAGAAGCCTTGCGCTTAGCCCCACGACACTCTTTGCACATAGACTGCAAACCATCGTACCTAGCAGAAGCCTTAGAGAAACAAGAGCGATCTTTTGTTGTGTCGCATGTCGGGCAATACTTCATCAACTAAGTCCCTTGTTGCTACTATATACAAGTTTCAATTGAGGGCGCTGATACCCATTAAGCATGAGGTCCGTTAAACTCCACACAAGAGCGTCGAGTCTGTCTGGAGAACCGATAGAACCTAGCGGACACCAAGTTCTCATCTGGGTTTCTAGTTCATTAAGGTTTGCACCGTCTTCTTGGTTCCTTACGTGATGTACCAAACCACGCTCATACAAGGCCGCTACAGGCTCCGCACGAGCATACTTACCTCGGGAGGCTCTAACCATCTTCAGAGGGACGCTCTCGTCCTCTCCGTGGATCGTATGCTTGACCATATCCCCACCTTGGTTGACCTCAGCTACGATCCTATCAGCTTCAAACGAGTGATAGAGTTCAATAGCCTTAGCCGCCCAACCTTGAGGGGATAGTCTGTCAGTATAATCTCCGAGGATATAAGCCTTACCGTTGACATCAACACCAGCAACCACTATACCAGTCATATCAGACTCAGCATTAGAGGTAACAGCAGGGTCAAGTGCCACAACAACACGGGTAAGATCGGGAACCTTGTCTCTGTCTACCTGACAACCATCAATAGTGTCTGTAGTCCAGAGTGCGCCTTCGTTTTCCTCCAAGACCTCAGCATAGAGTTCCTGTCGGCCAAGCCTAGTACCCTCATACTGATCTTTCACAGCAGTAAGGTAGGTATCCGCTAGGTTTGCAGCGTTATCGAATGTAGACCCCACAGTAATACGTGTTTTAGGGTCTTTTAGTAGTTTTCGTACCAATTTAGTAGATTTTGGGGTAGTAGTAACACAAACTTTAGGATGTTTGCCCAATCGTAGACAGAACTGAAGCATATCCCATGTGTCTTCGTCTTTATTCCATGCGGCAAGCTCATCACACCAAGCAGCGGAGAACTGAGGGCCACGGAGACGTTCAGGCTCTTCAGCGGAATAGAACTCTACCTTAGCTCCATTAGCCCACGTAAGAGTACGTTTGGTAGGAGACCACTCAGGGAACCCCATCTCTTTACCTTTGTAGGTCTTATCGTACTTAGAACAGAGAGCCAAGAAACCTGACTCACCTTTAACCATAACACGCTCAATATCGGAGTTAGTAGAAGCTACACAAGCAATACGTTTGTGTCCTTCCTTTACCTTCTCTCGTACCCACTGAGCGCCAGTCCATGTCTTACCGAAGCCTCGACCACAGTTAAGGAACCATACGTTGTGATCCCCTTCAGGTTCAATCTGCTCAGGTCTAGCCCAGAACTTGTATTCTTTCTGTAGTTCCTCTAGCTGCCTCTTAGACATCTTAGCGAGAGCTTCTTGTACCTGATCGTCAGGCATCTCTCTTAATGATTGGGCAGTTAGATGGACCATATCGGGTTATTCCTCTGTATCAGTGTCCTTACCTAGAGCAGCCATAAGGGCATTAACCGCACCCTCGTTCTCTTCCTCTTCAGTGCCAACCTCTTGCTCCTGTACATGAGAACTAGGGGACCAGCCAGCACGAGAACGTAGGTACAACTCTTGAGATTTGAAGTCACCCTCTAGTGCTTGGTCAATAACTGTCTTACCAACCTTAGCATCAATAGTGAACTTAACTTCATCCATATCCTCACGGTACAACTTATAGAAAGTAGTGTACGACTGAGGAGCATTCTTCATATGCAATACAGAAGCAAAGATTTGTCTTACGGATACACCACCCTTGATACCTTCACGTACCTTACGGGCAATGTTTGGGTTCTTAGGTAGCTTGTTAGCCATTGGTAAGTCCTTTGGTGAACAGTCGTCGGTCTTAAATATAAACCGAACAAACAATAGCTCTCTACGAGCAACAATAGTTACCCCGTAGCTCATAACCGTAGCACTAATATGTACCGTAATTGTTATGGCTACAGGGTTCCCTCTACAGGGGAAACTGATGTATTGTATTTATAACCGTACAGTCATGTATAACCGTAAATCATATAGATTATTATAATACTTATGTTGGGTTTTTAGTCTGTACTATAGTTGTACTTAAGTTTTACTATAGTTATGATTCTCATTAGGTATTAAAACATAATTGATTATAAAACTTAAGAGCAACTTATGTACAACTTATGTTACCCTCTCGCACTTATATATAGTGGAGTCATAAAGTAAGGTCAACCAGTTTCTTTGTATGTGCGTCATTTTGTAGCAACTTTACTGTAGACTGTGACATAAATAGCACAACTGTAGATGTTTTCTTTTGTTTTTTTCTGTGGTGGGGTTTGGAGTCTTGCCTTGGTTTGTACACAGATTGGTGCGGTTATACACAAGTTTAGGCCAACGCAGTAACCAATGTTCACCAATGCACAGTACAAAGTTTTTCTTTTCTTTTGGATTCTGAGGGGGCAACCCCCACCCCCCAACGAATCACCCCAGAATACAGAGGGGCCCCATTGTCAACCCCTATTGTGCGATGTGATGCAAGAGCATCTACGGTTTTACGAAAGTATTTCTCGCGTGTGACATATGGGTGACTAGTGTTGCACTAACGCAATAAACTTAGGTTTAACAAAGGTTTAGCTCTTGACTACCAAAGAAAAAGCTTGCGCTAGAGCAGGGGATTCGCAGCCACCTGTTATATTGTAACACTGTTAAACGTTATATTATAACACTTGTTTACTTGCGCACATTACCAAAGTAAACCCATGATATCGTGCGCAAATAGCCAATGCCCCTCACAAGCGATATAAGCCGCATAGAGCCTATGTAATCTAGTAAAGCTGGATGTGGTAGCCGTACAAGCCAAGGCCCACTGTGAGGCCGTCCTTTGTAGGGTATACGAACGGAGGCCACGTATAGAGTGCAAGGGCCAGTGCTAGTGCTATTGTCAGCAGTTTCATATCAAGACTCCTCTGTTAGCGGTTGAAAATACAATTGCAGCATTGTGCGAGAATTGCGCTTATATAGCAGACGCATTGTTAGCGGTGCATTGTTGTCCCTTGCGTCGGCCCATACTTGCGGCAATCCTTGCCAATGCACTTGCGCGTCAAAAGCCTTGCGATAGCGCTTAGGCAATAGGTCGCGAACTTGTTGTGCGTCGGGCAGATATACCTTGCCTTCTTTATAGTGACCCACAACACCTTTGCTTTCCTGCCCTTGCACAATGCCCTTGCGCATCCCTAGCTTGTCACCTGACCACAAAATAAGAAATTGCATATCAAGATTCCCCGTCACTATTCCAAACAATAACAGGCGAGTCTTGCGTGTGTATCGTAAAGGCCCTTTGGTGTGGCGCTATCTCATACAGGGCTAACGCGTCATATCCACCCCAGTCGCCCCAGCGTGTATATTGCTCTTTCCATTGTTCGCATTGCGTGCAGCTATCCGATTCAAATAGAACCACGGGACCATCTAGCGTGTCGGAATAACCAAGAATTGCGTATGTGTCTGACATCAGATTGACTCCTCTTCAATGTTAAACAAGGCAAGTTCCTGCTCTTGCAATGCGTCATACTCCGACTCGCCTATGCTATGGGGCGAGTGTTGGACGATATAATCCATCCGGCGCTGCAACGACTCGTCAACGTATTCTTGCGCCTCATACTCTTCCAAAAAAACCTTGCGTTCAGGGCTTGGATCAAACGAGTCAACAGATTGCGTCACGACATAGAATTGACCATGCGAGTGTAGGAAGCTTGCAATCTCGTTGCTCATCCAGTCAACTGCGAAAGTTACCACGTTTGCGAGTCTGAATGTGTCGCGGTATCCCATGCAATCCCGATCAAAGCTAGGCGACTCGCCAACTGCGTCAGTGTAGCTATCTATGGCAATCTCAATTGCGTCACGCCAAGCCGGGTCCGACAACTTATCCAGAACATCTTGCGTGTAGATCATGCCGCTAAAGCTGCCTGCTGCGCAGTGTGCCATTTCTAAATCAGTGACTAGCGAGTCAACGCTATCGTAGCGACCTTGCGTGATATGCTCGTCAATTAGATATTCCACGATTGCGTTGCGAGACTCTGCAAAGTAACCATTGCCAATTGTGAAGTTGTCGCGGATTGAGTCGGTGAGTTCCTGAATGTCAGTAATTTCGTTTTGCATGTTCTTGATCCTTAGATTGCAGGTTTCGTATTGAAAACGCAGACGTCATGTCCATTCGCGCGGGCTTTATCGCATAGGGCGTTAGCTTCACGGAAGGTAAGATTCGTCGGAATACCTTCAATCCGGCATGGCTCGAAAAAGCTTTCAACGTCGGATTCAACTTGGGGGCGATTAATCAAAGTGTAGGTTTTTTGCATTGGGTTTTTCCTTGTTTAGGAGGTTGATTCAATCAATAGGCCGGAAACAAGAGTCCAGCCTATCGGGGAATCAACTATTCAGCTGTTGCGGGATTGAATGAAGCGCTCCACCAGCTCAATTTTCCGGTGCGCGTTTTCTCCATGCTCGAGCCATAGATGCGGGGTTTGATCCACAGTATACCAGCGCTTGGAATCTTCGCAGAAGCAGTGTTTCAGCACCTCATACGCCTCATAAGATTCCCCGTCATCCCCCAGATACATGCATTTTTTATAAAGCCACATAGTTTCATACTTTCCTAATTGATTGACTCGCGTGATTGCAAGCCAATGAAAAGGGAAAGTTAAAGCCGGTCCCGTAAATCAATCGTGGACTCTAGACAGGCCCGTCAGACCCGTTCCCCCTTTCCCTATATGGGCGGCGGCATAGGAAGACCCTACGGGAGAGATTCGACCCTTGCAACAACAAAAACACAAAACCCCCAAAAAAGATTCTGTAGCTTCGATCTGGATGTCGCCCTGTAGCTTCGATCTGGATGTCGCCCTGTAGCTTCGATCTGGATGTCGCCCTGTAGCTTC